TCCTGCGGCAGAAGGGCCTACTGGAGTTCGGCGCGATGATGGACCCCGTCCGTCTCCGCGCAGCCCTTGCTCAACAGGGCTGGACGGCCAAAGCTATCGCAGGCTTTATGACGGCCATCGGCGCAGTGACTGCTGCCAAAGCCCTTGAGGCGGAGCAGTGAGCTTCTGCAATGTGCAGTCGCATCAACTCGTCGCGGAAGCGCGGCGAGGCGGCGACAACCATCCAGCCGCAGTGTGGACAGCGCGCACGGGAGAGCGTAACCGTGAGTGGTTCGACCATGCGTCTATTCTACTCCCCTTTGGGTTCCATCCGCAATTAGGCTGATGCCGCCGGAGGATCGCGTGTCCAATGCGACCGACTATGAGGTCACCTACGGACGCCTCTGCCCGTTCTGTGGCAATTCAGACCTCCGGTTGATCGAGGCTATACGCGCGGGATTCGCATGTCACGTCTGCAGCCGTCTCTGGGCGGCGATTCCGAGTAAGTATCGCGGCGACTGGAGACCGTGATGGCGAGTGTCATCCTTTACTGCCGGAAATGCGATAGCGGCTACGCCAGCGTGGGCGACCTTCCCGTCCATTGCCCCGCTTGCGGGCAGGAGACGCTCTGGTCAACCTTCCCGCCTCATGGGAACAAGGTAGACGGCTGGAATCCCACCCGCGACGACCTCAAGTTTCTCAAAGCCGCGCATATCGGACCCCTCTAAACATTCCGCTTGACAACCTAAACTGGCGCGGGTTTAATGGCTGCTGGAGGTCGTATGGCAACCATCGCAGTAGGACTCGCAGCTTCACTGTTTCTCGTCAATGTGGCGCTCTGGGCGCTGGTGCTGAAGCAGCGGCAGGACATCCATCGCATGGTCGAAGCTCGGGCTGAGTGGTGGGACGCCTATCCTGCCGCGCTGGACGAAGCGGATCGGGCGCATCGCGTGATCATGGCCCAGCGGGACGCCCATGAGGAACTGCAGCGCGCGTTCCTCCAGATGGTGCGGACTGGACGTGCGGCATGATCGGCCTCGTCATCGTCTTACTGTGCGCGTATACCGTGGGCCTCGGCTTCGCGTTGCTGAAGGCGTAAACGAACGAACGGCCCAGACGGGACCAGTCGTCTGAGCCGCTCACACCTGCAACTGGCAAAGGAGTAGCAGATGCCGAATGAGATCGTAGCACGTCCCATCCAGCGATACCGCGCCGGCGGATACGGGGCGATGGTGGAGTCGGAGACAGGCACATACGTCCGCGTGGACGACGTGAAGGAACTGCTGGACCTGCTGCACACGTTCGCGGTGCGCGAGGACAAGCCGCTCGTCAAGCACCTGATCGGATTATTGGGGGAGATTCGCTAATGCCGCCATTCTCCCTGTCAGCCTTCCTCGCCGCCGCGCTCGACTACCTGCTGGCGAATCAACTCGCATTCTGGCTGGTGGTCTTGACCGGCTTCATCCTGGCGTATGAGTGCTGGCTCCATGCCGTGAAGGATGCCGCCATCCGGCGGGTGCTGCGCGACACCACGGAGCGCGAGGCGAACACGGATCGGCTGCGGGAAGACCTGATGAAAGCCATCAACATGGCGAAGGGCGTTGACAACCCGCGCCGGTTTAGGTAATCTCCGCACATGGACACCAGAACGCACTACCTGCCAGCGATGACCCGCCGCGACGGTGACCGCCAGGAAGCCATCTGCGGGGCGTGGACGACACCTGACAAGCACCGCACTGACCCTGCGGAGATTACCTGCTGGGGCTGCGAGATGTGGCTGTCCAATATCGACGTGATCGATCCGAAAGCGGCAGAAGAATTGAGGACCAGATGAAGACCAGCGAAGTGAAACAAGTAACCGGCTTGCAGTTGCTGCGGCAACCATTCCCGCCGCACCAGATCAGCAAGCTCCCCAAGCCACTGAAGAAAGACGCCCAGAAGGGCAAGTGCGATGTCTGCGGAGGCTACCACGGCCTGCCGGCGGTCCACCTGGATTACGTCGGCCATGCCGCCCTCACGGATCGTCTACTCGACGCGGATCCTGCGTGGACGTGGGAACCGCTGGCGCTCGGAGCGGACGGCCTTCCAGCGTATGACCACTCGGGCGGTTTGTGGATTCGTCTGACAGTCCTCGGCGTCTCACGTCTCGGCTACGGCAACGCCGAAGAGAAGGGCTACATGGACGTGGGCGCTCGCGAGAAGGAAGTGATAGGCGATGCCCTGCGGAATGCGGCGATGCGCTTCGGGGCGGCGTTGGACTTGTGGCACAAAGGTCAGTTGCACGTCGATAGCGAGAACGCCGCGCCAGCGCCTGACGCTGATTCGGAAGTCGATGAGACCATACCGCCGGCAGGCTTTGCCGAGTGGTGGAAGGCGATGGAGTCTGTCGCTGGCAACGGCCTCGCCGAACTGGAAGAGGCGTTCAGGAAGACGACCAACAAGAGCATCAAGAAGTTCGCCACGTCGCAGCGCCGGGAGCAGTGGAAGGCTCTGAAGGACAGCGCGACGAAGCCAGATGCGGTGGCGCAGTGACGGTCATCGACGTGCCACAGCGGTCGCCTGAGTGGTTCGCCGCTCGTCTGGGGCGGCTGACCGCCAGCGCGCTCGGAGATGCCTTCGCCACAACGAAATCAGGCTACTCGACCAGTCGCCGGAATCTGCGCCTGCGTCTGGTGCTGGAGCGCCTCACCGGCAAGTCGCAGGAGAGCGGCTACACCAACGCTGCGATGGAGCGAGGCGTCCTGCTCGAGCCGGAAGCCCGTGCCGCCTACGAGGCTGAATCCGGTCTACTAGTGGACGAAGTGGGATTCATCATCCACGACGAACTGCTGACCGGGGCCAGCCCTGACGGCCTGATCGGCGAGGACGGCGGTATTGAGATCAAGTGTCCTGGTGCCGCCGCGCATCTCGATTACCTGAAAGGGCAGGTTCCGCAGGATTACATCCTGCAGATCGCGCACAGCCTGTGGCTGACAGGACGTGCGTGGTGGGAATTTGCGAGCTGGAATCCAGACTTCCCAGAGCCGTTGCGGTTGAAGGTGCAGCGCCTCTACGCGAAGGACTTGGACTTGAAGGCGCATGAACTCAACGTCCGTCTCTTTCTCGATGAAGTGAGTAAGGAACTTGCGGAGGTGCAGGCGTTAATGGGAGCCGCGGTATGACAAGTCGCAATAGGTGGACGCAAAACAAGCGCACACTGAGGCGAGCGCGCAGGGCAGAAGGACTCTGCGCGGACTGTGGACGGCTCTCAGGTGAGGCGTATCACTGTTGGGACTGCAAGCTCCGCGCAGCCGCGCAGGCGCGACAGGACCGCGAGCGGAGGGCTGCGTGATGGCCGTCCCGGTGTTCCATGCGACCGTGTCAGAGACCGGCAAGCTCACCATGCTGCCGGCGGTGCGTGGCTTCATGCAGCGTCACTTGGACACCCTGAAAGGCAAGCCCGTGGTGCTGACCATCAAAGCGGCAACCAAGACTCGCACCGACCGGCAGTCGCGGTATTACTTCGGCGTCGTCGTCCCGCTCATCGCGGAGCATTGCGGCTACGAGAAGGACGAGATGCACGACTGCCTCGCGATGCGGTTCCTGCGGATCGAGGATGACCCGATCACCGGCTCGCCGCGACGGAAGCGGACCCCTGCGACCGACACGAAGGAATTTGCAGAATACGTCGATGCGTGTATCAGGCTCGCATCGGAATTAGGCGTTTACATCCCTGACCCTGGAGAGACAGATTGACTACGACGAAGAATCCGCACGCGCAAGCTCTTGGCCGGCTCGGTGGCCTCGCCATGAAAGGCGTCACGACGCCGAAGAAGGCCCGCGCATCTCGTAAAAATGGCCGTCTCGGCGGCAGGCCCAAGAAAGTTGTGGGGAGTGCGAAATAGTTGTTGACACCCAAGGCGGCGTAGGTTTAAGCTTCTGGACATGGCAAACACATTCTCGTGGCGGCAGGCACCGGAACTGATGGCTCGGCTGTTGGCAACACAGAACAGCCCCGCGCACGAACACCGCGACGTGATGACGTTCGCGGGCTTCTGCGACTCACGCGAGGCGCTCGAGCGCCATGTCGTCTCCTGCGAGCAGCAGGAGGCAGTCTGGGTGCCGCTTGCGGTGGCCGTTCGTCGTCAGCGGAAGGCGGCGCGGTGATGGAATACATCAACGACCAAGGCCGACACATCACGGTGCGCTGCGAGCGGTGCCGCGAAGCCGTCTGGATGCCGCTCGCGGAGCGTCAGGCGAATCCCGGCCCCGTGACGTGTGGAACCTGCCAGATGTTCTTGGAGCAGCATCCTGACGTGGCGGAAGCCGAGTTCCAGATGGCGATCAAGAGGTCGCAGCAGGACAGCGTCGATATGCGCCAGCGTTGGGCTAAGCAGGATTCGCAGAAAGGTGTGCGGTGATGGCTGTTCGTATGGGAAGGACAGGATCGGTGCAGCGTCAGGTGTCAGAGCCGACCGCTCGCCGATATCGCGTCACCCTTTACGCCGACGTGCTACTCGAGGACGGCGAACCCCAATACACCGCGAAGGAACTGGAGAAGCATCTGATGAAGGTGTTACGGAAGGCCGAACCGGAGTGCGACCTGGAAGTGATGGACTACGAGGACGTGGAGGCGTGATGGCGACCATGCCGAATTGGATCAGAATCGAGCTAGCACGGAGAGCGCGTCCGACCTGTCCCGATTGTGGCGGCACGGGTGTCGTCACCTACACGGCGCGTAACATCCACGGCGAAGAGGAATGTGCCTGCGAGTGCGTTGAGAAGGCGATGGCGAACGTCGCCGCGCGAGACCTTCAGAAAGCGTTCACACTCTGATGGCTATCGGCTACGGCGAACCAGCACCCAAGCCAGTCAGAGGCTCCAACCGTCGCAGCCGCCGGTCCACCAGGAACGCGCTGGCGAAGAAGATGCGGGACCAAGTCTGGATCAGAGCCGCAGGGATGTGCGAGGAGTGCGGGAAGGGACCACTCCTGCGGACGCTCGACGCGTTAGACCCACGAGCGGGGCATGTATCTCACGATAGGGGCCGAAGGGTTGCTCCGGCTGACCGATTCAATCCTGACGCGTGCAAGTTACTTTGCCGCGATCACCACCTTATTTTGCATGGTCAACGCTGGTGAGAAAACAGCGCGTACGTCCAAAGACTAGACAACTACAAGCGGGCGAACCCATTCCGTCCGTGATTCCGTATCGCTGTCGTCGTAAATCCGATGGATATGTGCGTCTGCGATGGCCCGTGTCTGACTCCGAGATTGTTGAGGCTTACGAGCATCGCGTCGTCGCTGGTATGAACGCTGAGCATGTGCATCACATCAACGGCATAAGGGACGACAATAGGCCGGAAAATCTCGTCTGCCTGACAGAACGACAACACAAAGACGAGCACGCAAAGGTCAGGTTGGCCGCTCTTGTTCTGCTCTATGAGTCAGGTGTCAGCACACATGTGATTGGTCACATGGTCGGCCTTCATTACACCACCGTTCTGAGGCGACTTCAGTTGTCAGGAATCAAGATGAGAACGCGAAGTGAAGCCCGTCGATTGCAGAACACAAGGGATCTTAAATGACCAGATTAGACGCCTTCCGCGCCCTCTTGGCGCTCCCGCGAGAAACCGCGGACGACGAGAAGATTGGGCATGTGTATCGCTGGCCGACTCCCGATGAGACCGTGAAGTTGCTGTTGTGGCAGCCGTTGGTGCAGTTATTCCGGAGGGTCTCCTGATGTTCCGACCAGGAGTTGACACCGAAGACACGCCACGATTGGACTCCCAGTGTGACCGTATGCTCGCGCGGCTCCAGAAAGGCCCCGCGACGAACGTGGAACTGTCTGGCATCAGCCTGAAATACACGTCCCGCATCACGGATCTGCGGCAGTTGGGCTACAACATTCCAGCCCCGGAGAAGCGGGCGAACGGGGTGACGGTCTACCGGCTGATGCCGAAACGAGACACGCCAGCCACACAAATGGAGATGTTCGGCTGATGCTGATTCTGGCCGACGCTCGTCGTATTCCACTGGCCGCTGGTTGCGTCCAGTGCGTCGTCACCTCGCCGCCTTACTTCGGACTGCGGGACTATGGGACCACTGGCCAGATCGGTCTGGAAGCCACGCCAGACGCCTACGTGGCGAGTATGGTGGAGGTGTTCCGAGAGGTGTGGCGAGTGCTGGGTGACGATGGGGTGCTGTGGCTAAATCTGGGTGACTCCTACGCTGGCGCGACAACGCCCGGCGCATGGCGAGAAGGCTCGGCGCGTGCGGACGGCGAAGTGCGCGGCGACGGTGCCACATCACGACGAAATCGGAACGGGAATGGCGCTGTTATCGGCGCGAAGCCGAAAGACCTCCTTGGCATCCCGTGGCGTGTCGCCTTCGCCCTACAGGCTGACGGCTGGTATCTCCGATCCGATGTGATCTGGAGCAAGCCGAACCCGATGCCAGAGAGCGTCACCGACCGGCCAACGAAGGCGCATGAATACCTGTTTCTGTTGACGAAGAACGAGCGGTATTACTACGACGCGCGAGCCATTGCGGAACCCGCTACGGAACCACACCGAGTGAGGCTTGACGTTGTTGGTGGTTCGTCGCACGTCGAGCGCGGTCAGCACTCCAAAGGCGGCGAGTTTACCGGCGCGGCGATGAAGAACAAGCGCAGCGTCTGGACCGTCAATACGATGCCCTACACAGGTGCCCACTTCGCCACAATGCCGGAAAAGCTCGTGGAACCCTGCATCCTGGCTGGCTCACGGCTCGGAGATCGCGTGTTCGATCCCTTCATCGGGTCAGGGACAGTCGGAGCCGTAGCGGAACGTCTTGGCCGGCGCTGGGTAGGCACGGATCTGAATCCGGCATATCACGCACTCGCGAAACGGCGCACGGCGCAGCGGGGAATTATTTTCGATGAAGGCGTCGCGTGACGGCGGGATTGTGGTAATGTCGGCGGGACGACTCAGCGTTCTAAGCGCTGGGCCGTCCCATGACCATCAAGCGAGGTGAAGTCGCATGACAGTGTGCCTGCCGGAAGTATACCCCACAGTGCTCGTCGTCTCGGAGCGTGCCTAATGGCATGGGTCCGTATTCACGACGGGGCATTAACCCATCCGAAAATCGTCGGTCTATCTGATAGCGCCTTCCGGTTGTGGGTCTGGGGTCTGAGCTATTGCCAGCAACATCTCACGGACGGCTGGATTCCTCCCGCTGCGCTTCCCGCGAAGTCGAAGCCTGACGCGCTCGTTGATGCCCGCCTCTGGGTCTATGCCGCGCAGGGCGGGTTCGACGTGCATGGCTATCTCGACTGGAACGACAGCCGGGAATCCGTGCTGGCGAAACGCGCTGGTCTGAAGGCCCGCGTAACGCGTTTTAGAGAGTCAAGTGTAACGCGTTCTGTAACGCACCAAAACATGTCACCGACAAGTGGTGTGGGTAAGAGCACTGATCTAACAACTATCAAGACCTCGGAAGGGGAGTCTGAGGGGAAACCGCTGCCGACTCGCTTGGAGCGGCGTGTCAGCCCTCGGATTTTCCTGCATCGCTGGCAGTTTGATGCGCTCATCGCCACATTGGGGCCGCATTCCGATGATTTTCTGCTGGATGTCTGGCTGGACGACCTGAATCACCGCATTGCGGGGCAAGCATTACCGCGCGATCCGTGGAAGTTCGTGCAGTCGGAACTCCATGCAGAGATCGCGCGGCGGGGGTTGTCGGTGGCCTCGGAGAGCGCCCCAGCGCCCCAAAACAAGCGGATTGCGGGTCTGAAAACAGGCGGGGAAGCGTTCCTGCGGCGGGTGGCGGCGGCGAAAGGGAGGGACCAGGAATGACCCAGAAGGCCATCGGCGTGGCCCCAAAACGGGCGACGGAGCAGGAGTTTCTCGCGGTGTTTTCCCGGCTCTGCGTGGCGCTTCGAGAGGCGCAGGATGAGAGTGGCATCACCCAGCAGGTCTACTGGGAAGCCCTCAAAGACATGCCGCTCAAGGCGCTGGAACTCGGCGCTGGAAACCTGATGTGCGAGAAGGGGCGGCGGTTCTTTCCGTCCACGGCAGAGTGGCGCACCGCGGCCCATGATGCGGCAGTTGAGCGCAGGAATGCGGACCTCCGCACGGAACCGTGGCATGACGAGTGCCGCGACTGTGAGGATACCGGATGGGTTCTGGGGCTGGAGTGCGACGGCGGGACGACCTGCGGACGGCCAAACACGCACCGTCCGCATAGCTACACGATTCCCTGCCCGTGTCGGGCGACGAACCGCACGTATCTGCGGCGACAGGCTCTCGGGTATGGTGCGCCATGAGTTGGACTCACGGGATCAGCGGCTACGTCAACCATTGCCGGTGTGCGGTCTGCCGGACGGCCCATCGGGCGTATCACACCGCTCGTAACCAGGGACGCTACGACAAGGGCATCTGTCGGCACTGCAGTGAACTTCGAGAACCCGCCTTAGTGCTGTGCGCGGACTGCCTCTCAGACGCGCGAGACTACCAGCAGGCGCGGTCGGCGCGGTTGCGGCTGGCGCATGTGCGCGGGGAAACCCCGGTTCGTCGTCGGCGACAGAAGCAGGAGGCGGCATGAGCCTACCCACTTTGCAGGAAGCCCGAAGCCGACAGACCGCGATGGAAGCCGAACGGCACTGGTGGACACAACGCCTTGAAGCTATTCGGCGCCGAGTGCAGCATCGTGCGAACAGCCTCAACAACGTGGACATCATTCGCGAACTTCAGGCCACGGCTGACCAGTTGCAGGAACTGATCGCGGAGCGCACACGCTAGATGGCAAGAAAGCGCGTCAGGCTGGCCCCAGTTCAACGAACGGCAGTTCGGACGGCCTCGGCGTCGTTCCCGTCCCTCTGTCTCGCCGTAGGCGTCCCTGTGCCGGTTCCTGAGTTCAAGTTTCACCCGACGCGGAAGTGGCGGATTGACTGGTGCTGGCCTGACCAGCGGATCGGGCTGGAAGTGGACGGTGGGATCTGGCACGCCGGCCGGCATACCAGGGGCGCGGGCTGGCTGAAGGATACCGAAAAACTGAACGCCGCGGCAGTCCTCGGCTTTCGGATGCTCAGGGCCACACCGCAGCAGATGGCAACCGGCGAGATATTGACCACGTTGCAGGAGGTCTTTCGATGATGGCTGACTATGTGGAGAACCTGAAAGCCGAGTGGGAAAGTCTGTTGATCTACGACGTGACACGCACGTATGTGTCGCGGGACAGCGTCTATACCGCGTTTGCAGCCCTCCGTGCTGAGCAGACACGGCTGCGGGAGGCGCTGGAGAAGATCCAAGATGGTCATTCATCGGTCGCCTGTGAGTGCGACCACGACGGCGAGAACTGCTGCGCCAAGATCGGAGAATACTGCGCGATCTGCATTGCCGCCGTAGCGCTCTCCTCCACCCCGACACCGGAGCACAGCAAATGAGTCTGTTTCCGCTCGTATTCGGTGAACCGCCGACGAAGGCCGAGTCGAGTCGCGTTCGCCGTGAGGCTAGACCGGCGCGGATGCGGACCATCTACGGCATCGGTCCCGAAGGCGCGCGCTGTGGCGATTGCGTCCACCTGATCGGACGGCAGTTCGCGAAGACCTATTACAAATGCCGCTGGTTCGGGAACACCGGCGGTCCCGCAACGGACTGGTGCAAAAGTTATGCGGCGTGCGGGAAGTTCCAAGATGCTAATGCGGCCACCCCGACACCGGAGACGACCCCATGAAGGACCAGGTAGAGACACCCACGATGTCTATTCTCGATGTGCCGATGGAATGTCCGCGCTGTGGTTATCGCGCCCGTCTCGCGGATTGCGAGCCTGATTGTGATGGCGATGGGTCGCTAGGGTGCCCCATCGCTGACTGTGGTGGAGTTATGAGGAGCCTCCCACACCATGAGTGACCAGACGTGAGCCGTCCCGTCCTCGTTCAACCGGAGACGCTCCGCGCCGTATGGGCGCGTGTCAAGCCAGACGTGGCTCAACTCGCCGTCCGCCTTCACGTGTCGGAGCGCACGGCGTATCGATACCTACGTAAACACAGTCAGCATGAGCGGAAATGTCCGCATTGCGACGGACGAGGAGTGGTATGGAAGTGATCTACCCCTGTGGCGCGTCTGCGGTTGGCCCGTCGCCACTCCCCAACGGTTGCCCGATTCACGGAACGGCGTGTGAACTTGTCGCCACCCTCACCGCACGGTGCGAGGCGCTGGAGACTGAAGCTGAAACAGAACGCATCAGGCTTGCGGCCTGCACCACGGCGGCACTTGGCAACACGCCGGAACGTGTCGCGGAGCGCATTGCGCCTGGGCATCCGTATTGGTCTGCATCATACGGCGACGTATGCGCGGCGGTAGACCGAGAAATGACCCTTCGTGGGCGGTGCGAGGCGCTAACAGAAGAAAACACTAAACTCCAACAGGAAAAGGCTGGCCTGCTCTCGACTTTGAAAGGCGCTGGCGATGCCACGATTGAAGCGTGGAAGGAACGCGACGATCTTCGTGCGCGGTGCGAGGCGCTCACCGCAGAGCGGGACAAGGGGAACAAGCACGAAGCTGACGCGTGGCTTCAGGTCGAAGAATGGCGCATCCGCTGCCAGCACCTAGAGCAGGCCATACTGGACGCCCGCCCGTTCGTTCAGGAATGGTTCGACGCTGCGCCCCGCGATCAGCATATTTTCGAGGTGTTGAAGCGGATGGATGCCGCCCTCGCCTCCCTCCTCCCTCCCCAGGAAGAGACACCCGGAACGGACGAGAATCGGGTATCATTCGCCGCAGGCTACTCGACGGCGTTGGATGATGTGCTGAAGGACCGGAAGCCATGATTGAACTGATATTCGGTCTCGCGGTGTTCGCTTTCATCGTGTGGCTCGTTATCACGTATATCCCGATGCCAGCCCCGTTTCCGCAAGTCATCATCGTGCTGGCGGTGATTTGTCTGATTCTATACCTCGTTAGACTCTTCGGCTTCGACCTTCCGGTGCCGCATCGGTGATTCAAATCAACGGGAACTGTTCGGGCGCACCCAGCGCGCCGGTCGAACTGGTCATCGACAACGGCCATCGCTATCCCTGTGACGTGCAGGGGAGCCGGTTCACTATCACCATCCCACCCTCTGAGCCATCACCCTTCGGGGCCGCGGTCGTCAGCGAGGGGCATCAACTCGCACGGCTCCTGGTCCCGCCTCCAGGTGCATGGGAAGCCGACCAGCCGCCCGTGGACATGCAGCCCTCGAGCCTCTCGTTTGCGCCTCCCACGCCGCCTGTGTCGAAACTGGGACGGTCAGGCCGGGACTTTACCCTCAACGGAGCCCGTTGGATCTGGAAGGGCAGCAGCGACTTTCGCGCCTATCAGTGGTTCCTCGACGGGCGAGACCTGACTCCGGTCTACCGCCAACGCCGCGAGGCTGGCGCAAATCTGATGCGTGTGTTCGGCATGTATGCCGGCGGTATCGGCTCCTTTACGCCGGGGCAATACGGGAATGCCTACTACGACGGCCTGATTCCGTTCCTGCGTGAAGCGGCGAGCGAGGGATTTCAGATCGAACTGACGGCCTTCGCGGACGCCCAGAACATCCCCGAACTGCGAGACACGAACCACCAGCAGGAGCATTGGCAGCGCCTCGCCCACGCCATTGAGGGTGAAGACAACATCGTCGTTGAACTCGTCAACGAATACCCGCAGAACGGCGTGGACCCAAACCGATTCGGTCCCATTGCTGGCATCCTGTGCGCGAGAGGCTCGAGCCTGAGCGATTCTCCTCCAGCCCTCCCCGGCTGGGATTACCATACGTGGCATGGACGGAGAGACTGGCCCAAAGTCCTCTTCTCAGCGGAAGATATGTGGTATGTCGGTGAAGGCTGGGGGCCAGCGGGACCATATCAGTATCCCGTCATTCCCATCGTTCACGATGAACCCATCGGCTTCGCAGACGTAGACGTGCCTGGACGGCGCAGCAATGACCCCTACGTCGCCCGTGTCCTTGGGCAGACCGGCGCGGCTTACGGCGGAGGCTCCACGTTCCACTCCGATTACGGTATTCAGGCGGTCGTCTGGTCTGACCGTGTCGATCAGTGCGCCAGAGCCTTCTACGCAGCCCTGACATAACTCAACCATGAGCAAGCACGCCCCGATGGGACCAGTGAAAGCGAAGCCAGACCCCTCGCAAAGCCAGCAGGGCTTGCAAAGGCCGTTACTGGCTCCTGGCGCGGCTCGCTGCACCGCGAAGAGTAAACGCAGCCAGAAGCCTTGTAACAACCCCGCCATCATGGGTGGCACTGTCTGCCGGATGCATGGCGGGAGCGCCCCGCAAGTGCAAGCCAGCGCACGGGAACGCCTGATGGCCCTGCAGCCCCTCGCGATTCAGACGATGCACAATCTGATGAACCGCGAGGAGTATCCGACCGTGCAATTGGGAGCCGCTCGAGACGTGCTAGACCGCACCGAAGGTAAGCCAGTGGAGTCGGTGAGCCTCACGGGGGCCAATCAGGGGCCGCTGGTCATCGAAATCCACAAACCGTGGTAACGCGGAATCCTTAGTAATTATGCGATTCGTCACAGGCGGGACACCGTGCCGGTAATCACGCTGGACTACGCGCCCAGACCGCTCCAAGCGTCCATCCACCGCGGCATGGATACGCACCGATTCGGGGCCGTCGTCTGTCATCGGCGGTTCGGGAAGACCGTGTGCGGCATCAATCATCTGCAAGTCGCCACGCTCGAGTGCCAGCGCGAGCGACCGCGGTTCGCCTTCATCGCCCCGACCTATACGATGGCGAAGTCCATCGCATGGGATTACCTCGTTCACTTCAGCCGCCCGATTCCAGGCATCGAGCCGCGCGTGTCTGAGTTGACGCTGAACTACCCGAACAGTGGACAGGTGAGACTCTTCGGCGCTGACAACCCAGACAGTCTGCGCGGTCAATATTTTGACGGGGTTGTGTTCGACGAGTTCGGCTTACAGCCTCCGAAGATCTTCTCGGAGGTCATACGGCCCGCGCTCTCAGACCGACAAGGCTGGGCGCTGTTCCTCGGCACGCCGGCGGGCAAGAACCAGTTTTATGACGTGATCCAACAGGCGAAGGCAGACCCGTCCTGGTTCTACGCGCAATACAAAGCCTCGGAGACAGGCTACGTGTCGCCCGATGAACTCGCGGCTGCACGGAAGGACATGACAGAGGACGAATATGCCCAGGAATACGAGTGCAGCTTTGAGGCGGCGGTTAAAGGAGCGATCTATGCGGCGGAACTCGCTGCCGCTCGATCCGGTAGCCGCATATCCGCTGTTCCGGTTGATCCAGTTCTGCCCGTCGATACCACCTGGGACTTGGGTGTTGGTGACTCAACTGCCATTTGGTTCTCGCAGAGCCTACGTAGCGGAGAGATACGCATCGTAGACTTCTATGAAGCCAGCGGGGAAGGACTCCCGCACTATGCGCAAGTCCTCCGCGAGAAAGGTTACGTTTACGGTCGTCACTGGGCACCGTTCGACATCGAAGTGAAGGAACTCGGGTCTGGGCGCTCGAGGATTGAAGTGGCCCAGTCGTTGGGCATCACGTTCCAGATCGCGCCGAAGGTCAGCATTGAGGACGGCATCCACGCCGCTAGGATGCTGCTCCCGCGGTGCTGGTTCGATGAGAAGCGCACGGCGAAGGGTGTCGAGGCGCTCCAGCACTACCGCCGGGATTACAACAGCCGGCTGAACGAGTTCAAAGCCACGCCTGTGCATGACTGGTCGAGCCATGCGGCGGATGCCTTCCGGTATCTAGCAGTCAGCCAGCAGGTTCCTCGAGACAAGATGCGGATGCGGACGCATGTGCCGCGGGCGACAGGGCCGAATGCGTGGATGTCTTGAGCATTGACACTGACACCGCTTTGGCGCACACTCAGCCGCACACCCTGATGAGCGCCACGGCTGCGAAAGCGACACGTCGGCAGTTACGACGGTCTGTGGGCGATACCGCCCTCGGCGCGATTGTCGAGCAAGGCCAGCAGGTCACGGACCTGAGCGCCCGCATCAACGGTCACACTGTCCATTTGACGCGCATCGATGAGCAACTGACCGCGCAGCGCATCACCTTGGCCGCGTGGACCCACACCGACCGTCTGGTCCGGTCCTTGACGTTCTACCAACGTCTCCGCTGGTTGTTCACCGGAATCATTCATGGCCTCTCGTAAAGACTTCCTCAAGCAGATCCGCGCCCGATTCAAGCAGGGGCAGGAAGCAGAGGAGCGCCAGCGCGAGTTGGAACTCGAGGATATTCGGTTCTACAACGGCGAGCAGTGGGACAAAGACCTACTGGACACCCGTAAAGGGCAGACCATCGGATCCGGCACCGGATCGCAGGTCGTTCCTGCTCGGCCTTCCCTGACCATCAACAAGACCCGCGAACCTGTCCGGCAGATTCTGAACCAAGAGCGTCAGTCTGAGATGGGCGTGGAGCTGGTGCCGGCGGATGACTGGGGCGGGATGACGGGCGAAGTCGATCACACCGAGATCGAACTCCGCGAGGGTCTCGTCAGGCGCATTCAGCGCGACTCGGAAGCTGCCGATGCACGGACGTGGGCATTCGCGCGAGCGGTGCAGGGTGGCCGCGGTTACTGGGTCGTCAATACCCGCTACGTGCCGGGGAAGAGCAACGACCAGGAAGTCTACGTGCTGCGGGTCTACAACCAAGCAGCGGTCATGCTCGATCCGGCCCATGAGCAGCCGGACGGCAGCGATGCGCGCTGGGGCTTCATCGGCACAGACATCCCCTACGACCAATACAAGGCGGAATACCCCGAACGCAACGGCGCGAAGAACCGCATGTGTTCGATGTCGGACACCGAGTGGCGAGCGCTGGGCGACGAGGAACCGGACTGGTTCTCGACCGACAAGGATGACACGCGCTATATCAGGGTGGTCGATTACTACTACGAGGAACTGACGGGACGCACCCTCGTCACGCTGCAGAACGGGTCTGTTGAGTGGAAGGACGAACTGCCGGAAGGCTTCCCGTCTGACCAGATCACCGACTCGCGCAAGGTGGTCGAGCGGCACATTAAGTGGTGCAAGATCGACGGCTGCGATGATGACGTGCTGGAAGAGACCGACTGGCCGGGGCACTACGTCCCGATCATCAAGGTCGTTGGCGAAGAACTCCAGCCGACTGGGAAAGAGCGACGCTGTGAGGGTGTCGTCCGACCGATGAAAGACCCCTGCCGCGGCAACAACTACGTGGTGAGCAAGTTTGTCGAGCGGGTCGGGTTGACGCCGATTCCGCCGTGGATGATGGCCGCTGGCCAGGATGAAGGCTTCGAGGACGAGTTCGACTCCGCGAATACCCGCGCCCTCTCGCGGCTGCACTACAACCAGAAGGATCTGTTCGGCCAGCCGGCGCCGCCGCCGTTC